GCTGATAACATTCTCCTAAAGATTCTTTTTGGTGAAATGCAGAGCGAGTTGGCCTCCGCCGACGGTACGCCTCTGCTGTTAAACATGAACCCATACACTATGCCTAACACTGTAGCAGAACTCATGGGATACAACTTGGACAACCTTGTAGGCACTGATATCTCTTCTATGGACAAACACTTTCCAAGGGAGCTTATTGTCGCTTTCGTGCAGGTTGCGGGTGCCTTGTATGGGTGGCCGCCGGCAGTCCAGCGCGCAATTGCGGCCACACTGATGTTTCCACTCCAAAACTTCGAAGGAGACGTTTTCACGTCGCCGTGTGGCAATTTGTCGGGGTGGTTTCCAACTGCCCTAATGAATTGCGTCGCACAGGAATTAATGGTCGCATACGATAGACTCAAGAACCTGATGGGTGCTGAAGCGCCCTTCGACATCCTTCGCATTCCGGCCGAGCCGTATGCTATTTTAGGTGATGATAAGATCCAACGCCTTACTTCAGGGCGAGCTGCAGCTCAGGAACGAAGCTACCTTGAGTGTGGCTTCGTTATGCAGGCTGGTAGCAAGTTACAAGAGAAGGAAGAGCGTTTTTGCTCTCGATGCCTTTACAAAGAGAATGGCAAATACTACGGGGCTTTGAAACTCTCCGCAATATCTGGATTGGTCTATTTTGCCTCATCGAGTGAATTAGAGGCAATTACTCCTAATTTCTCGTTGGCATTATTTGAAGCCGCATTACACCAAGACCCTGGCGTTTACAACAAGACTCTTGTCGCTATTAAATTTGTCGCAGACCGTAACGGAATGCAACTGACTGAGTTGGCTTCGAGGGAGCGTTACCGCGAACTGTATGATCAATACTGTTCGGGCTTGGCTTCCGTACTCAGTTTTTGCGGCCACAGGCCAGACATTTTAAGTATACTGGAACACTGCAAAATGGGCGACAACGCACGAATGGCACTGAACCAATACGCTCAACAAACGAAACAAGTCCCTCCACACCTACAATCCGTAAATATGGAGGGCCCGGCCCATTCTCCGCAATGGACCGTTGACCTCGCCTTCGCAGGTAAGACCTACGTTGGCACGGGCGAAAGCAAATCCGCAGCTGCTGAAGTTGCCGCCAAGGCGGCCCTTGAGGAGCTGCGTGTAATACCAACTATGAACCCTACAAACGACGACGTAGTCATTAACAACGAAACTACAGCCGTCATTACGGCGGTTCCTAACGGCTATAGAATTGACGTTTCTCGTACTGAGAATGGCATTTCTAGGCCTGAAATGGTCTTGTACCGTAAGTACATGACCTTTGCGAAACGAGCCGCGAAACATCCTGGCGAACAACGCATCCTGGACCTTTTGGCTGCTGCACATTTGCAGTTCGCTGGAAAGATCGGTGGTAAGGTGTGTGTCTGGATTGACGACAAAATCGCGCCCCCCCTAAAAGACCATACACACAATGGCATTCGCTATAAAACAGATGAAGAAGGAACTGCTTATGTGCTTAGCACAGTGATGCAGCAACTCAACTATAGCACTGTGGTCGGTGCACTGACTCAGGCCGGAGGCACTCCAGCTCCTGAAGACCACCGTGTCTACTATGAGCTTTCTGAAGGCCCGTGCATGGCAAATGACACCCCCATACAACCTGAGAATGTACAGCAAGCCACTATGAACACTGGGGCCTTGACGATCCCACAGATGTCGAATCCACAACCATCCGGACAAGCACCCAGCTTGGCCCCTCCGGCAGAAAAGGTCGTCTCCGCACTTGAGGGCGTTCAGTCTGAGACTTTGAACCCACTTGGCCCTCCCAACATGTTGGCCGTGGGCGCTGTGTGCTTTGACCTCAAAGACCTGGTTTATTCACAATTCATGGACTGCGACCAGCAGTTCATTGTTACTGATGACACACCGGCAGGATCCGTATTGCTACAGATACCATACGACCCGTTGGGTGAATGGGTTAATCCATACATCCGACAATATGTCTCACAACACGAGCGTTATACTGGAACCTTAGGATTCCGTGTGACGATCGTAGGAAATCCGACATTTTCTGGTTTGATCGGCATAGCATGGCAGCCTCGCCGGGTTACCACTCCCACCGTCAACGTTTCTGAGATGCAGAAGTACTCCTATTATGGAGTGACTGTTGAGCTTCCCTCAAACAAAGTTATCTGGTTAAATGATGCTAGGCAGAACCTCTTTTGGCGTTCGACGCTAGACGTATCTGACGTAGACTCCCGTCCCCACTTGGTAGTCTTTAACTTACTGTCTCTTGTATCACCTTTAAGAGAGGGAATTCAGACTCGTCTCCGAATTGCGTCTAAGTTGTCTAATGGAGGTGTCGACGATGGCATCGGCAGAAATGCCTTCCAGGTATCGCTGCCTACTATCTTTTCAAGTTCCGCGTCTTCTACGCGAACAGCACTTAATTCTCAGGCAACGCGCTTGGCCGATTTAATACCCGAGTTTTCGGGAAAAGAGGTCTTCATGTGCACAGACGGAACTGCCTACTCGTACGCTAATGGTCCTGAAAAGGACGCTCCAAGCGGTGACATTCTTGACCCCGAAACCCGCACGTATGGGGGGCTTCACGACCAGAACAAGCTCTTCAGTCAGATTCCCGGTCCTGATGACAGTTTCAACAACCAAGATTTTGGAATCTTTGGCATTGGGCGGGACTATGGTTCCGACTCTGCCCGCCAAGGTTTTAATGTCTTTTCGCTAGTGCTGCCTTCGTCTCCAGCCGTAGATGTGTCGACGTCAGAGGCTCCGCAGACGATTGTCGCCTGGTACGAGACCAATAACTTGCCTGTCTCAGTGTACGAACGTCTTGTTACACGCATATTCGAGAAGGTGGAAGGACCCGCTACTCCCTCCCAGGTGTTCGATACTTTCATAAACAACATCTCTCGGCCTGCCGTTATGACGGACTTGGGTCTCCTGTCAATTCTCACTGGACCAGCTGTTTCAGCCGCGGACAACGAAGAGTTTGCCCCCCCAACGACAATGATTCAGAATATTAACTGGCCACAGTTTGCCTCTCCTTCTGGCACAACACGATACGGCTATGCGTTGACAACCGAACACACGACTTCATACAGGGGAATAAAACTTGTTTTTCGCCAGGGCATGATGTACATCTATCAAGTTCTGACGACAGCTCGGGTCTCTGTAGGGGATCGCGCCACTCGTGGGCCGACTGCTATCTCCCAAGGCTCGACACTACCTCGCGACACGCATAGCTGTGCTAGCAATCCCTTCTGGCAACTCGCTGTGCCCATGCCTCTACACAAAAATTTTCCTCCCTGGCTAGTTGAGGCTCAGATAACCGGAGCCTCGAATCCGCAACTCCCGGCTGGCTGGGCTCGGCTTTGCATTAGTCCTGTTGTGCCGAGTGTCGTGATTCCTACGTTCCGCGGCAGCACCATGCTGTCCAGCGCTAGCCTGGAGCGAGCCCTTGCCAGGCGGTCTACCGGCATTTCACCGACGCAGTGCCTAGCTTTCGACATTGTGGATCCTACGAGTAATCGCAGAATCTGTTCAGCCCGTTACTTACCCGAGTCCGGCGATAT